GTGTTCGACGCGATGGAGCGGGCTATACGCACCGCGCCGACGCCGCGCATGCGCGCCTGGTTGATCCTTGCCGCCTACGCCGGGATGCGCGCGAAGGAGGTGGCCTACCTCGAGCGCGATTGCTTCGAGAAGCGACCCGAGGGCGGCGTGTTCATCCGGCTCACGCGCACCAAGGGCGAGTACCAGCGGGTTACGGCACTTCCCGAATGGGCCTGGCAGATCATCGAACCGGCCCTTGCTCCCGAGGGGCTGTGCTTCCGGCGTGAGCGGGGGACCGGGCCGGTCACACCCCAGCAGATCTCGCAGTTGTCGAATGATTGGCTCCACAAGTCGGGTACGCGCTCGACGTTCCACTCGCTGCGTCACTGGGCTGGATCCTCGGGTATCGAGCACGAGGATTTGCGGGTGGTTCAGGAGTTCCTCGGGCACACGAACCCGCAGACAACCGCTATCTACACCGCCGTCAACCCGCAGAGGATTGCCCGGATGGTCGATTCATTCCGTCGACTGGATGATCTACCTGCGTGATCTCCACCCGGTAGCGCCGCTGGCCTGTAATCTCCGGCGCATGAAGAGTGCGAAGGTGGCCGCGACCGTGGCGGCAGTTGCGGTCGCCAGTGTGATGCTTAGCAGCCCGGCGCGGGCCGACGAGGATTCGTACCTCGATGCACTCTCTGGCCAGGGGTTCCAGGTCATGTGGCAGTCCCGGCCATTTCTGATTTCGGCCGGCAATGGCATGTGTAACGACCTGCGCAACGGTGAGACCCCCGAGCAGGTGGCCAGTCACTCGAACTACCCGAACGCGACTCGGGCGAACCTGCTGGCGATGGCGGCGGCGGCCAAATCGCATCTATGCCCGTCGTAGCGAGTGTTGGTACTGTGCCCCGTAGTCGTTAACTACAGGGGCAGGGGGCTCGATGTCGGCACCATTGAATGTTGATCCTGCGCAGCTCCACGCCGCCTCTGGCCTTGCCGCGGAATCGGCACGCGATTTGCAGCGTGAGCTTGATCAGCTGGTGCATCGGTGGGAAGACCTGTCGGGCACGTGGGACGGGGTTGCGTCGCGGGCGTACGGCCCCGAATTCGACGAATGGCGCGAGGGTGCCCGGAAAACCATCGCGGCGCTTGATTCGGCCTCGGTGACGCTGGCGCAGCACGGGTACGCGTTCACTGAATCCGAGGCCACCTCGGCGTCGAACATCGCGGGGGCGTAGCGGTGCACAACGACGACGCGATCCCGTACCGCGTAGACCTTGACGCATTGCAGGCGTTCATCGACCAGTTGGCGGCGTTCGACCGCGCGGCCGAGCGCCGCGCGGCCGAGGTCGACCGGCGTATCAACGATCTGCACGTCGACTGGTCCGGCGCGGACGCGGCAGCGAACCTGGCGTTTCACCAACAGTGGATGGACGGGGTTGGTGAGATGCGCAAGGCCGAGGAAAAACTCGAGGAGGCCGCCGACAAGGCTCTGCGGAACTATCGCGGCGTCGGCGAGCACAACCAGCGGATGTGGCCGTGACTCAGGATGTCGATCCGGCCGCGATCAAACGTGCCGCCGCGAAGTATCGCCAGCTCGCTACCGAGATCAATATGGGCGTCAGCGGGCTTGCGAACACCCTGGGCGGTCTATCGGGAATGGCGGGCAACGACAACGCCGCCAAGGACTTTTGCGAGAAGTACGACCCGGCTGCCAAGGACGCCATGGAGGGCGGTTCGTACACCGTCAACGCGCTCAACACCTGCGCCGATCTTCTCTTTGCGACAGCGGCGAACCATGAGGCCGCCGACAGCGCCTCGGCGCCGAACGGTCAGACCGTCCCCGCCGCCGCGCCGCCCGTGACGCCAGCAGTCGCCACGCCGTCGCTGCCATCGGCTCTCGGCGGCACGCCGCCCCCGAGTTGGTGGGCATCGATTGAGGGATACGTGCAAGGCGCCATGTGGCCCAACGGCGATCCGGAGAAGCTGCGCCAGGCGGCGGGTCGATGGATCACCAACTCCGAGAACATCGAAGGCGAGATTCGGCGGGCGTTCTTTCCGCTCGACGGCGCCAACCCCATCACCGATGTCAGCCACCAGCGCTCGCCAGAGATACCGGCCGCCGTCTCGTCGATGACCTTGGCCCATGACTCAGTTAAGGTGCTGCAAACCGAGTGGGCCGCAATCGGGAAGACGTGCGCGGATCTCGCGACCCGGATTGAGGAAGTCCACAACCGCGTCACCAACGAAATGGTGCTACTGGCCGCGACAGTCGCGGTCACCGAAGGCGCCGCCGCGATCCTGATCCCACTGACGGCCGGTGGTAGCGAGGTCGTCTCCAAGCTGGTGGACACCGAGCGGCTGGTCGCTACAGGCGCGCGCATCGCGGCGATACTCAACGAGTTTCGGATTGGCGCGTCTGCTTGCGCGCTTCCGAACGTGGCTGCCGCTGCAAACCTCATGCGATCGGTCCAGTCGCTCGGTCCGCTCATGGAAGCGCGCGCGTCGCTGTTCTTGGCCGAGGGCGCGGGCGTGGTTCCGGGGCTCACCGCCAAGGAGCTGTACAGCCGCCCAGAGCTGCGGGTGGGAACCAAACGCGACGTGCAAGCCGCAGCGGACACGGCTGGTGGTGGGAAGTACTACGTCAGCGCTACCGACGACACGGTGCTGGTGCCCGTGAGCAAAAGCTATGACGCCGATATTCTCGCGCTGCCGAAAACACCTGACGGCAAGTACTTTATCGATTCCAACGGCATCAGATACCCGGTTAACCCGATCTGGCACTACGGCCATGTTCGCGGCGAGGAACTGTGGCGATGGCAGGAAATCGCGGCCCGTGAAGGGTGGACCCGCCAGAAATGGCTCGATGAAATGAACAACCCGCGCTTGTATCAAATCGAAGATGGCCCAGGCAATTCCGGCCACTACTGGGAACTACCGCGAGGAAAGTAAGATGACTGACGTACACCAGCGAGACCGCGCGGGCCGTACCCCCCTGCACTATGCCGCCATCGACGGGCCGCGCGAGCAGATGGGCTCTGCCTGGCAAGAGGAAGACCCAGCGCGAAAGGCTGAATTGCATGAGCAGAGTGTGGAATTCAAACTCGCCAACGTGCGTCATCTGATCGACAGCGGCGCCGACGTCAACGCCAAGGATGACGAGGGTTGGACCCCTTTGCATTTCGCCGCGACACATGACAGCGCCGAGGTGGTGCGTCAGCTTCTCGATGCGGGAGCGGAGATCGACGCGGTGAATAACAAGGGGGAAACGCCGCTGAGATGTGCAGTCAGCGCGACTTGGATGGACCCGAAGACATTGCAACTACTTCGGGACCGAGGCGCCGACCCATTCAGGCCAGCCAACAACGGACGCAGCGCTATTGACTATCTGCGCATGATTGACCAAGAGGACAAACGAGCCCCATTTTCTGACCTTCTTTGAGGCACCGAAAAAGCGCCCCTGCCGTTATTGGCAGGGGCGCTTTGGTTTTCGGATGCGGTCAGCGTCGTTGGTACCGCACAATCGTGACGCCCAGGCGTACAAGCGTGACGGTCAGTGCGGCATAGAGCAGGGCGCGCACCTCGGATCGCAATGGGTAGTCGTCACCCCACCAGGTCGATAATGCGTTCTGGGACAGCACAAGTGACAGCGACATTCCGAGGGATACGAGATTGCGTCCAACCGGCCGAACCCACCAGGGCGACCGGAGTAGATAGAGCAGCGTAAACGCCCAAGATGCCAGGGCTGCCACGATGAGCAGCACGTCGGCGACCCGGTTGGCCGCGACCCCGCATAGAACGGGCAGGAATGCCACTAGTCCAACACAACTGATGTGCGCGAGACACGCTCTCACGTCGCATACCTCTTTCTCATGGTGCGCTCGATGGCCTCGGCGAAATGGTTTCGGTCGAGTAGTTCGTCGGCGCGGGCCGCCAGCGCCTCGGCGTGGGCGAGGTCGGTCCGAGATTCGTGATGGATGGCGCGCGCCTTCTCGATGCCGGGATCTTCCTCGCGTCCCCAGCGTCGTAGCCACTTCACGACGGCCCCTGACCAATAGCCTCGGCGACCGCCACGCCCAACCGGCTCGACTCGGCCAGCCGTGTGATGGCGGCCTTGTCGTTCTCGTGAGCCTTGGTCAGTAGTGCAATCTGCTGGTCCTTGGTCGCCATCATCTTGTCCACGGTCGTCTTGGGGACCAGGCGGCCGGTGAACACAAGAATCAGCACCCCGCCGAGCAGGATCGCCCACAGGTAGTCGTCCGGACTATTGAGCAGCACGGACATGTCGCCCACCTATTCGCCATTCGTCGGCGGTGTGCGCCGGTCCTGAATGAGCTTGGTCGTGGATAGACCGGCCGTGATGAGACCGGTGCCGGTCACGATCCAGGTAAGGCCCTCGGTCCCTCCGAGCTGGCCAAGGGCGACTAGTGCGACCACGGAGATAATGAATATGAGAAGGCTGGCGGCGTGAATCGCCAACCTTGTGTTGTCACCGGGCATTGCGAGATCCTTTCCAGGGGTGTTGGTTACGCTGCTGCGATAGGGGCGCGGGTCGCCCAATCGCGGACGTGCTGGATGGCCAGGCCGAGATAGGTTTGGCCGGGCCACACTTCGCGGAATTCGTACTGAATGTGCGGCGCCGTGGGGGGATTGGCGGTGACGAATCGCAGTGCGATCACCGCCGCCTGTGCTGCGGCGGCCGGACCGGTCAGCTTGTTGACATCCCCCCAGCCGAGTAAGCCCTGTAGCCCTCCCATGACGAGCGGAACACCCAGCGCCGCAATGCCGGTGGGGCCGCCAGTGAGCGCGCCGAACACGGCCGGGAGCTCGATACCCAAGGCCTTGCTCGCCACTTCGGGGATCTTCGGCAGGATCGCGCCAGCGGCCCCGAGCGGGTCGGAGAGCTGAAACGCGGTCACCATGTCGAAACAGTCGTCCATGATGTCGCCGACGACCCCGAGCGGGATATTGCCGTACATGTCGCCAGGGTCGGTGAGCCAGCAGTGCCGGTGGTCCTTGACATCGCCGAACCGCCACGACGAAATGCCTTGGCCGGCCAAAATGGGGCCGCCGTAATAGCTGCCACCGTAGGGGCGGGTGGGGTCACCGATGCTGAATGAGCACAGGTAGTTGTTGGGGTAGTGCTCGGCGAGCCAGGCGCGGAACTTGGCCGCTGCCACGGCACCGGCCGAGTACCCACCGATGACGACCTTGATGTTGGGGTTGATCCGGAACCGTTCCAGGAAGATGCGTTGCGCATCGGCCACCGCGATCTCGACGGCCTTGGCCATGGAGATGTCACCGGGGCCGCCAGCGGCGCCGACCGGCAGACCACCCATGGTCGCGGCGAACTCGGGGTGCACCTCCTCGACCAGGTTGGCCACGGCCTGCATGACCCGGCTCACGTAATCCAGGCCGATGATGCCCCCGGTACCCCGGAACATCAGGCCGAGGTGCCGGTTGGCGGGCGGGGCCGGGGGCGCAATACCCAACGCGCGTAGATCATCGTCGGAAACCTCGCCCGTGGGTACCTGGCCGGTGCGGCGCTGGTACTCACTTGCCCATGAGGCGGCGCGCGGACCGAACTCGTCGGTGTCTCTTGGCAGAGCGCCGAGTAGCCGGGTGTAGAGCCCTCCGAATCGGTCATTCATCACGCCGCGCCATTGGCGCACGGCGGCATTTCGATCACCGATGCGGATCACTTGGACCACACCTTGTCGCGCAACGTCATTCCCTTGGACGCCCACGTGGGGTCTCCGGGGCCGAGCTGAGCGGCGATGTATTCGAGCAACTCACGGTCCGAGAGATCCTGCGGAAAGCGCTTTTCCACGGGTGTCGATGGCTGCGCCTGCCCGTAGATGCCGAGGTACCCGGCGCGCAGCTTGGCGGCGAATGCGTCGTTGCGCTTGTCGCCCTCGGGCCACGCCAGCTGGTAGTGCATTTCGTCGGGGCGGGACCAGTCGCGTCCCCAGAATACGGCCCCCTCGAATAGTGCCAGGCCCTTGCGGACCTTGGCCTGAGTCGCGGCGTCCATCGTGTACCGCTGCCAGGGATACTTGGGCGCCATCACGTCAACAGCGGTGGCCGACAGGTGATTAGATCCGTCGTTGCGCCCCGGCGTACCCAGTACGTCGTTGGTTGCCGACCAGCCCCACACTGGCGAGGTGATCTCCTCCACGTTGCGGTCATACCAGAACAGCCACGCGCCGAGGATTATCAGCGGTGCGCCCTTGCGTAGTGGTGCGGTGTCGACGAGATACAACTCGGGGATGCGGGCGATGTCGCATTCGTCGCGGTTGCAGCACCGCCAGCCGTCCTCGGTATGGGTGTTGCCGTTCACAGTGCGAAAGCTCATCGTGTGTACTTCCTTTCGATTCGTGGGTCTATTTCTTGTGCGTAGGACGAGAGTTGGTCGGATGCCCACCACCCGAGCCGGAACGCGGCGGCGCTGAGGGTGAGGCACAGGGCAAGCACCGGGAGCAGCTGGCGCATTACTGGCCACCCTTGAATCGGGCTTTCGGGGTGATGTCGAAATTCACGGGGTTGGAACCGATGACTATCGACTGATCAAGGGCGTGGCCGCGTAGGAACGTCGACCCGTTCCAAACCCCATACCATCCAACGGTTTTACCGGCCGGGCCTTGCAGCGTTACGGGGGAGCCTTGCGAGACGCCGTAGCCGGTATCGCCGCCTGCGCCGTCCGTCGCCGATGGCCACGTGGTGGTTCCCGAGGCGGGGGTGGTGGCGATCAATCCGGCGCCGGTTGTTCCGGGGTCCGATTCGTGCGCGGTGATCTTGTTGCCTCGGCCGGTAACGAAGTCGCACCCGGCGCGGTTTTCAGCCGCTGTTGCTGCCATAGTTGTTGCCTTTCTTTAGGATTGACGTGCCCTGAATGAGGCTTTGCCGTTACCGCCCGGACCGCCGCGTGTGCGGGAGCCGAAGATGCCGCCGTTGCCGCCCGCGCCAGCGCCGCCCGGTGCGGTTCCCGTGCCGCCGTTTCCGGTGCCGCCAGCGCCGCCCGTGTAGTTGGTCCCGTCAATGGTTGCGCTGGAGGCTGTTTCACCGTTCTGCCCAGAGGCTTGTCCCGTGCCTCCGGCTGCGGTGACCGTGTTGCCGTTGATCACGGCGGTTGTGCTGATACCTGCGGTGGGTCCGGCGCCGTCGCTGTTGGCGGGCTGCGCACCACCGGTCCCGACGGTGCCCGTGATATTGGCCAGGCTCCACGGAATATCGACGCCGCGTATCAGGGTGCCGGTGATGAGCTGACCGGCCTTGCCGCCCTTGCCTGCGGTGTTGATGGCGCCGTTGCCGGTCTGTCCGGATGCGGCGCCGCCCCAGAGCGCGTAGTCGATGATCAATGACCATTCGGGGACGGGGTAGTTGTAGGCGCCGGTCGCGGTGATGTCCGTACGTACCGGCGCAACCGGTGAGCGGGCGACAGTGCCGCTGTCGTAACCGATCGCATCGTCGCGGCCGGTGAGGTGGACAAGCAGTGCAGCGAGGCTGGAACCGAGCCCGTCGTCGCGGCCAGTGAGGTGTGCGAGCAATGCCGCTGAGTCGTAACCGATTGCGTCGTCGGCGCCTGATAGGAAGTACTTCAGGAACGCCGTGCCCGAGCCGTCTGCAATACCGGTGTCCGTGCCGGTCAGGTGCGCCAGTAGTACCGCCTGGCCGGAACCGAGGCCGTCGTCTTGGCCGGACAGGTGCGCGAGAAGTTCGGCGCGGTCCTCGCCGATGCTGTTGCCGGTCGCCGTCAGGTGCGCCAGGAGGCTTGCTGAGTCCTCGGCGATGCTGGTGTCGGTGGCACGCAGACGCGGTATCCAGTTCCACTTGCCGCCACTGCTTTGGGGCGGCACAACAGGATTCGGGGTCCACTTGCCGCCCGGACGCCTCGGTGGGACGGTCGGGTTGGGAGACCAGGGCATCGGCTAGCCCATCTTGTAAATGCCGAGAAGACCCAATGTGGTTCCAGTCAGGGTGAATACGGCATTGCCGGATCTTGACGAACCGCCGGTGTTTTTCAGGGTCACCGTGTAGCCCAGTTGGATAACATCCCCGGCGTTGAGCCGCACGAACGCCGGTATCGGGACAGCGCTGTGACCGGTCACCCCCCAACTACCCGTGTCGGTGTTCGCCGTGCCGTCGAGCAGCTTGTAATCACCTTCCAGGGTGATGTGATTGACGGTGTTGACCACAACATCGAGTGCCGACGCGGAGGGTTCGATGGCCGTTCCCGCCGTCCATGTCCAGGCGGGGTCACGGTGTTCGACGTAGTAGAGCCCGGAGGTGTTGACGGTGATGGTGCCGTTGGCCGTATTTGGTGTCACGTCATCGGAGTTGAAGCCGATGACGCCGAAGGCTCCCGCGCCCCAGGCGCCGGTCACCGTGGTAGAGGCGTTGCCCGCCAACGAGTATGGATGCGTGGGGCCAGCAGTGTTGGCCGCGCCGACGGCGCGCGTGAGCCGGGCGCCCGTGTAGTTAGTGGCCTTGGCGTAAAAGTCGCCCAGGAACACCGACGCCAGCCGCATCGAGTCATACTGGTAGCTACCCGAAAACCATCCGCCGCTTGAGGTTTTGCGCATCATCACGATGCCGCCGCCGTAGCGGTTGGACGCCCCGGTTGTCACTGTGCTGTTCGTTGCGGTGGCCTTGACATCGCCGCCCACGTCGAGCACCCAGTTGTTGGTTTTGCGGTACGTTGTCACCGCGATGCCCTGCCCGATCGGCCCGGACCAGGACATGAACGGCGCCGCGAACGTGAATGTGGCACCCGAGCGGGTGTACTTGCCGACCTGCACGGTGTTGCCGTTTACCGCCAGGTACGCACCGGTTGAGTCGGTGCTATCGGAGCTGAAAAGGGTGTATGTAGCAATGGAATTCAGGCCGCCCGCGTCACCGATGACAACCGTGGTCTGAACGTCGTCGGTCGTCGTCTGCTTGTTGCAGGTGACGTAGTAGGTGCCATCGGCCTTAGATGCGTCGATACCGCAATAGCCGTTGGCTGTACGGATTTTCAGATCCGTGCCGGTGAACTCGGCAGGCAGCGCAGACCCATCGGAGCCACCGAAGGTGGTGATATAGGTCATCAGTCCCGAGGGCGCGGCCACCTGGTTGCGTTGGTACTGCGCCTGAATGGCTGCGGCGGCTGCTGCCGCTTGTTGGGCGAGCACCGCAAGCTGCGTCGTCTGATTTTGCGCGTCGGTATTGCTGAACCCGGAGCCCCCGCCGCCTAATAGGCCGACCATGCCGTTCACGAACGCGTCCCGCACCGCAGTGACACCGGTCTGCGCCTCGGAGATCGCACCAGCGATACCCGTAGCCCCGTTGATTTGACCGGTAGAGCTGAGCTTGGACAGCCGGTTGAAAATGTCCGTCATGGACGCCCCGACGGTGCCGCCCACGGTGTCCATGAAGGTCTGTATCGCGCTCTTGAGCGCGAAGTCGGCCAGCTGCGCGGCAAGGCCCGAGATCTTGCCAATGGCTATGGCGGGGATGTTGGCGATGTTCCACAGTTCGGCGGCGTCGATCTTGCCGTCGGCACCGATGGCGGCAAGGCGTGCCTCGATGTCGTCGATGGTGGCGTCGACCGCGCCGCCGATGGTGTCGAACAGGCCCTTGATGCGGTTGGTGAAGTCGGTCAGCGCTGCTTCGAGTCCATCAACGAGGTGGGTGGGCAGTAGGTTCGAGGCCCATGGCCGCACGTTGGAAATCCACACCGTGCCTGCGGTCGCGCCAGTGTCGAGAATGACCAGCGGAGTCACCTTGGCGACACCAGCCGGGACAATCCACTCGTCGGTGGGGATCGGTTGCCAATCCGCGGCGTCGGTGGTCGATGGCTGCAACACGCCCTTGATCACGTCGGCCATCGGATTGCCATTGGCGTCGTACGGCGTCCAGCCGACCTTGATCGGATTTGAGCCGGCCGTTGCGGTGAGCCCGGTCCAGCGCGTTCCAGCGCGCAGGTTCAGCACTTGGCCTTCGAACACGTCGAACGGGTTGTCCTTGCGCAACACCTGCTCGGTGCCATTGGCGGCGGCCCTGATTGAGCCACCAGAGAGCCAGCCGGGCATAACCGAGTCCCAGGACCAGAACGGGTTTGCGTCCACGCTGTCGACGTTCAGGAACTCGCCCGCGCCGTTGATCAGGTCTTGGATCACGTCGCCGATCCGGGAGATAGAGATGATCCCGTTAAACAGCTGCTCGGCGCCGTTCTTTAGCAGATCGCCCAAGCTAGCGACGAGCGCCTGCGGGCTCGACAGGTCCAGCTCGGACCGTGAGATCAGCTGGTCGATAAACCAATCGAAGAACTCGGTCGCCGCCGTGAGGTCGATCCCGGTGGCGTCCTTGAGCCACTGCGCCCACGTGTCGCGGATCTGCAACATGAAATCGCGGATGCCCTGACCGGCATACCCGGCGGCCTCGGTGAGGTCATAGCCGAGCAGCCCGGCAAGGGGGTCCTTGTCAGCGACGCGGCGCGGGCGCCGATCGACCACTCTTGGCATGTCAGCTCACGGGGTAAGCGCGCAGGGCCAGCTGGGACCATTCGGCGTCGACGATGTACGAACCGTTACCGCCGATGCGGCGAGCGATTACGTAGACGTTCACCGGCTGGTTCGCGGGTATCCGGCCAACTGCCGACGTAGGCGAGACCGCGCGCATGGGATCGCCCTCGTGGGAGAAGTGCGGCGCGATGTGCGAGACGGTCGTGGTGTCCAGCGTGGAGGGGTCAAATGGCCCCAGGGCGCAGATCGGTGCGTTTCCCGGTACAGACGGCGTGCTGTTCTCGAACTCGATGCGTACCTCGATCTGAACCTGCGCGGTGGATAGCAGCGCGCGACGCCAGCGCACGTGACCCATCACGTCCGGGTACCAGGCCGTCGAACGCGCTTCGATGGTGAGCTGGCCAATGATCTGCTCGCCCGTAGAGAAGCTGCCGTTCTGGAACGCGCCCTGTGGGATCGTGTACAGCTCGGCGGCGTAGGGGGAGAGGTCGCCGGGCTTGTACTTTCCGCTCGCCAGGTCGAACACGATGCCCTGACCGTCGAGCGGGTCGGCGCTGTTGTCGTAGTCCAGGCTGCCCCGGATCGTCGAGTTGTCGCCCTGCGGGCCGGGAATGCCGGGGATCTTGAGGTGAAAATGCGGATCCTCATCGGTGCCGCTGCGGTCCACCACGATCTCGCCGTACGGACCGGAGACGGGCTGGGGCACGATCTCGGCCGACATCGATAGATCCGGCGTCGGTCCGGGCGGGCCGTCGAGGCTGCCTTGCTCCTGGCGCCACGCGCTGCCGGTCCAGATGTTCCAGGTGCCGTCGATGTACCAGGCGCGGCCCGCGTCGAGAATCGTCAGGGCATTCTCCCCGGCGTGCAGTGCCGCGACATTGCTGTAGCCGTGGCCCCACTGCGGCCGGATGATCGGCGACGGGGTACCAGGCTCACCCTTCTCGCCCTTGAGCGCGTTGAGCACCACCACGGCATCCTCGGAATCGAGCGTGAAGGTGCCAATAGTCAGTGGCGGGTCTCCGGGCTTGCGCTGGTAGGCGTAGAACCGCAACAGGGCTCGATGATCACCTAGCCACGTTGGGGCACTGGGCAATACGTCAACCACGGCTGTCCTCCTTGTTTGCCTCGTTGAATGCGTCGGTCATCTTCTGCGCCACCAGACGGCGCACCTCGTCGGGAAGTCGTTGCGTGAGTGCGGTAGCGATCCGCTCGGCCTCTGCCTCGTCCTGTTCGGGCTCGACATCGGCGGCGTCCTCGCGTAGCACCCACTCGACCGAATCCTCGAATACCGCGTGCTGGTCGGGTTGTTTGACGGCCACGATGTAGGCCAGGTCTGGATGCACTCGTACACCGGCCAAAACGCCATGCACGCACCAGAGTTGGAGCATGCCCTCGTCAATCCACAGCGTTGCGCCGTTCGGGGCCTGGCCGTCGCGCATCGCATCGGCCAGCTTGCGCGCCTCGTCGGCAATCTCATCGATCTCATCGCGCGTGAACTTGCGGTCATAGGGGAACTCGGGAAAGACCAGGGAGTCGGTCACTAGAACATGCCTCCTGCGGATGCGATGGTTGCGGCGAAGTTGGCCACGTCGCCGATGGTGCGGAATGCGCGCAAGAGCCCGTCCTCTTCTCGGGTGTCATCTCCCACGAGAAGCGTTGGGCGGCAGGGCTCACCGCGCTTTAGGGTGCGCCGTATTCCCTTGACTTGCTCGGTGTAGAGAATCTCTGCGCGCTCGACGTTGACTCGGTTTCCGAGGCTAAAGTCCTTGTCCAGCACGAACGGGGCCACGTCGCCAACGTCCTGATTGAATGAGACGTATGCCCGGTTCTTGTGGTCCCCGTCGGCTAGCGCCTGCACGGAGCTGACGGTGTACGCCGCCCCGGAGCCCGTCGCCATGAACTCGTTGCGCGCGTATGGCCCTGCCTTGGCTGACGCAAATGGGTTGCGCCACTGCATGAACGGCAAAAACACGTCGTCGAGCTGGCCCTGATAAAGGTTGTCAAGGCCATTGACACCGTATTGCTGGTAGGCGCCGAGCCCGTAGTTGATGACCTGGGAGAGCTGGGCAAGCCCGTAGCGGATCATGAAGCTGATGGCCTGGTTCAGCCACGCCGGGGACTTGCCTCCGGTCAATATGGTGACGGCGCGGCGCTTGTGAATTGACATGGTGGACTTGCGAATACCTCCATGCTCGGCGTCGCGATATGTGTACGGCGACGGTTTGGGCGCTACCCCGAGTAGCTTGCGGATGAACGGATCGGGGATGCCGTCGCCGTCCTGATCCAGCGGGATGATGGTGGATGCCAGGAAGTCGTCGAGAGTTGCTGCGATGAGGTTCATGGCGCCGTCGATCAGCGTTCCTGTCGGGCCGCCAACACCGCTGTTGTCCTCGTAGGACAAGATGATGCATGCCCGCGTCGGCCGGAATATCTCGGCTAGCTCCGGCCCAAACATGGTGTACGGGGCTGGATCTGTGGGCAGCCACGTGTATGCCCGGCATGTCACGCCCGCGTCCTTGAGTAGCGGGGCCTGCGCCTCTTCCAGTGACTTCCACCGCGACGAGAGCACGCACCACCGCGTCTGGTCCAGCAGCGGCACCATCGGCATGACCTGCACGGGCCAGTTCAGAATGTGCAGGTTTTCGAGCCATGTCTTGGGCGCGAACAGGTTTCGCGGGATCGGGTGAAACCCGTTGAGGGTGTATATACGGAATAGGTTGATGAAAGCCGTACTGCCACAGGTCCAGGCCGTTGGGCCGCCGTTCATGAAAATCTTGGGCGCCTGCACCTCCGGAGGGGTGATCGGGTTACTGGCTACGGAGATATACGCCGGGTGATCACGAAAGCTGGTGCATTTCAGCACTGTTCGTGTCGGTTGGCCAGCCTCCACGATGTCGTCAATGTCATCGATCCACCCGCCCCAGCGCGCCTTGAAGTCGTGCGGGTTGGTGACATCAGGGTCGACCGTGAGCATGAGGTTTTCGTCGTATGGGATGTCTCGGGTGATCAGCTTGCGCAGCCACGAGAACCGTTTCCCGGCGATGGTGACCTCGGCGCCGCCAACCTTGTCGTCGAGTTCTTCCCAGACCGCCTCTTCGGGGTCCGCGACCTGGGCGAGTAAACGCATGTCCTTGTCCCACACACGAAATAGCGGAACTAGTGGGGGCCGGTTGATGTACGCGTACCGCTGGCCCTCCAGCCGGTCCATCACTGCGCCGGTCATGGCACTAGGTGGCATGGTCGAACCTCTGTGGCACTACGCACCAGATGCGCCCACCCGGCCGCGAGTGATACACCGGCAACGACGCCTCGGAACGTGCCGGTATCGGAACCGAGAATCCCTGGCCGCGTAGCCGTTCCATGATGGTTTGGCCGCGCTCGCCCGCATTGCCGGTGATCAGCGAGGCGATCTCGGAATTGCGGATGAACTGCAATCCAATGTTGTCTACCGGGTCCTTGTCGCTGATCGCGATGCGGTTACATGGGTCGGTATCGATCAGCGTGTGCTCGTCCTCATAGAGCGTGAAGTCGATGATCATTTCCGGCTCCCGGTGCCGCCGCAGGCCACGCGGGGTCAGCCAGGACAATCCGAATAGTCCGAGTAGGCCAGGGAAGTCCTTGTGGTCCTCGGCGTCTGGGTCGGTGATGACAGCGGAGGGGCCATCGGGGAGCATGACGCGGCCGGGCGCCTCGCAGATGAAATACGGCTTGATCGGTACGTCACTGCGGTTGACCACGCGGATTGAGCCGGTCTTCTGGCCGTTCGTCGACTTCCACATACCGACCCGATCGGGCCGACGCCAGCGCGGGTCACCAGAGGCGGCGAGCACCAGCTCGTGCAGGCTGTAGTTGGTGTCATCCTGCGTCGGGTCGTCTTCGTAGATGGTGTGCACCGAATCGCGCAGCACAGGGAGCCAGACCTCGCCGTGTAGCCGCGAGGTGACGGTGAACCACGACGGGGTATCAACCTTGATGCCATCCATGAACCGGCGGCGTGTGCCGTACCAGCCGAACGCGTGATCATCAATGAGCAGAGCCCGAAACGCGATTTCATGCCGGCCATCGATCCACCGCTCGAAATACGGTGCACTGTTGGCTGTCTCGGACCACACTCCCTTGCCGGGAATCTCGCCAAGGCCGTCGATTGCGCCATTGATCATCGCGCCCTCGACACCCGCATTCGGGCCGGACAGATGCCAGACGTTGCCGTTGGTGTCGATGATCCGGGACTCGATGTGTTCGGCGCGCATCCGATCCGGTAGCGCCTCCCATGAGGTGTCGGTGGGTAGCACCATCAGAATCCCGTCGGGACGGCAGCGTTGAGCCGCGTCTGTTGATCTGGGGCCGCGCGCCTTACCGCCGTGGCGATCTCGTCGGCGCCGGGGCCGTTGGCGGTGACGCTGATCGAGGCATCCACGGGTGGGCCTTGGAATCCGGGTAGGTTCAGCCCGGCGATGTTCAGGCCGCCCTCGGTGCCGGGGGCATCGCCCTTGCCCGGCGCTGCGGTGCCACCGGCTGACACCGGGGCCGCCGATGCGGGCTGCCAGTCCGAGCCGGGAGTCCAGCCGGGCTGTTGAATGCCGAGCTGTCCATCGATGGCGCCTTGTATCGGCCCCTTGAACGCCGTCATGAACGAATCCATCATCTTGAGCGGACCGAAGTTCGAGATGTCCGGCAGCCATGAGCCATCGAGTCCGAACGTCTCCTTGAGGAAGGACCCGAAGATGCCGCCCGCGCCGCTGAGATCACCGCCGCCACCGGCACCCCCGCCAGCGCCGCCACTGCCCTTGGGCTGCTTCGACTCGGTGAACTTGCCCTTCTTGGTGTCCTCCAAGTCAGTACGGGCGTCCTGAGCCTCACGCTTGGCCTTATCGAGGCTGTTTTGCGCCGCCGTGCGCTGAGACTCCTTGGCGTCGGCCTTGAGCTCGGAGAGCTTCTGCTCGGCGATTTTGACCTTTTCGTCGGCGTCGGAGACCTTCTGCTCGGCGTCGCGCAACTTCTTGGTATCGACGGTGTAGTAACCGGATTCACCGTTGGGACCGGTCCCGGCGGTCGCTCCGGAGGGCATCCCACCACCGGCCGATAGCGGGGCCGTGGCGCCGCCAAACGAGGTGGAGCCGCCAGTAAGGGACTGCCCTGCCACGATGTTGCCGGTGGGTAGTGCGCCGCCACCCTTCTGGAACCATGCGTGTACGTGGTCCATGTGGTTCTGGGTGGGAGATCCGCGGTCTTCCATCTGCTGGCCGGTGGTATCTCCGGCCTTGTAGATGCGCTGGCGCCAGATGAAGTGAGTGAGCCCGAACGTGTTGGCGTTGGCGGCAACCCATCCGGCCACCTGGTCGCCGAGTGCCTTGCCCTCGGGTGTGTTCCAGTCCGGAATCATCACGTCGAGCGCATTGCCTGAGCTGTGCTCGTTGTAGCCGTCCGGGGGCCGGTAGCCGCCAATGTTGGTGATCTGCGGCCAGCTCTTCTCGATCAGACCCTTGACGTACTCGGCACCGGGGTTCAATCCGTTGGCGTAGCGGGGGAGCCCGCCCTCGGTGAGCATGGCGCGCAGGTATTGCGCCGAGGGTGTCCAACCGGCATTGAGCGCCGCGACCACCGCCGCACCGTTGCCCCGCATCGCGGCGGCCTTGACCACGCCCTCATCGGTGGACACCAGCGCCGTGGGGTACCCACGGGGATCAACGCCGATGATTGAATCGCTGGTGCCGGTTCCAGGCCCCCATAGGCGCCCAGCAGGCGTGCGGCCAGCGACGCCGCCACCGGCCAGCATGGGCAGCGAGGGGATGGGCTGAATGGTCTCGCCCCGGCGCGGGACACCGGGGATGTCCGGAATGGTGAAGGTCAGCTTCGCGGCCATCCCGTTCCACATGCCGATCAGCCCGTTGACCATCGCCTTGAACGCGCCTGTGATGCCGTCCCACATGCCGAGGGCCTTCTCCTTGATGGCAGAGGGCAGGCTGGAGAAGAAATCGACCACCGCGTTGAACTTGTCGCGTATACCGGTCCACACCGCATCGGCGGTATCGACCAGCCCCGTCCAACCGGCCTTGATCCCTTCCCAAACCTGTTGCAGGAAAGGCCAAGCGGTGTTGACGAACCAGTTCACGACGGCCTCGGCCGCGACCTTTATGCCCTTCCATGCGGCATCGACGATCCTGCGGAAGGTCTCGGAATGCTTGTATGCGTAGATCAATCCGGCTGCCAGGGCGGCGACTCCGGCGACGATGAGCCCGATGGGGTTGGCCGTCAATGCGGCATTGAGTAGCCACTGTGCAGCGGCCCATGCTGTCGTGGCGATCTTGATGGCGTTCGTGGCCAGGTTGAACGCGACCATGCGCACTGTGGCGACGGCGAATCCAGCGGCGGCCGAGACCAGCGCCGGACCAACGGTAATCGCCAGCACCACACCCAAGGCGGCGGCGATCTCCTTGTTTTCGCGGAAGAAATTGATGATGCCCGCGCCGACGCTGATCACATTCTGGATCGAGCTGACCAGGGTGCCAAGTGCAGCAACGAGAATCGGTCCGGCGATCTTGCCTATGTCCATGATGGCCGTGCCGACCCCCTTGGCGGTCGCGGTGATCTTGGGCCACCACTCGTCGAATAGGGAGACCACCTTGCCGACAAAGTCCTGAACGCCTTGGCTGCTCCAAATCGACTTGAGGACACCGCCGAACTCGCGGATGTGCTTGACGCCCTCCCCCCGGAACCACAGAATGCCGGTCTGCATCACGCCGAACACGCGGGTAACGATGGGCTCCAGCAGGATCATCACGTTGTTCTTGAACATCTGCCAGGCACCGGCCATCCCGACGACCGCGCCCCCGGCATCGAGAATGCCCTTTTGCTGGTCACCGAGGCTGGTATTCAGCTCATTAAGGTTGAGCTTGCCCGCCTTGATAGCGTCCAAGAACGGGCCGTATGCCTTGCCTCCAAAGACCTTTGTTGCCAGGGTGATTGCGCCAGATTCATTACCGGCCTTGATCATTGCCTGAATCTCGGAAACCGCGCCTGAGAACTTCTCCTTGATGTCACCCCCACCCTTGGCGAGGTTCTTCATTGCCGAGGTCAGGCCGACGGTGATCTTCTCGCTGTTGATACCAGCCTTTTGCATGGTCCCCAAGAGGGCGGCGGTCTCGCCGAGATCGAACCCAAATCCCTTGAACTGCACAGCACCTTTAAAGGCAGTGTCGGCGAGCTGGTCCATGCCGAGGCCGGTTGCGCGGGACACCTTGAACAGGTTGTCCATCTGTGCGGCCATCTGATCGGCGGGAACACCGAACGCGCGCATAGCCTGCGTGAGGCTTTGAATATCGGCGGGCTGGCCTACGGTGTTGAGCTTGATGATTCGCTTTGTGATGTCCTCCAACGGCTTTCCGGTCAGCTGGGTTGACCGGGCAACCGAGGCCATCGCGTCGGCGATGTCGGTTAGTGACTTGGGGGAGTCCTTCCCGATGTTGCGTACCGACTTGTTCAACTCTTCGAGCTGCTGGCCAGTGGCGCCCGTGGAGAACGCCAGCGTCTTGTTGACGTTCGCGAACGTGTCGCCCATCGCTACCAGCGACGAGGTGATGCCGGTGATGTTCAGACCGGCGCCGAAACCGAGGCCGGTCACCAGTGCCTGGCCGAATCCTCTTGTCTTTCCGATTAACCCGTCGAGCGCCTTGCCAGTTTGGCCGGCCGCGCGCTGGATGAGCCCTTGCTTGTTGGCGGCTTGCTGCGCGGCGTCTCCGGCCGCCTTCTCTGCACGGGTGAGGCCGTCCTGCGCGTTCTTGAGTGCGCCGGTCGCGTTGGTGTGCGCGTTGGTGGCCGCCGTCTCGTTGCGTCGAGCGGCGGCCACCTTCTCCTCGGCGGCGGCCAGCTTTCCGGCGTCGGTGATGCCCTTGGCCAGCAGTGCTTGATGCTGAGCCTCCGCGACGCGAGTCTTGCCCGCCTGGTCCTCAACCTTCTTGAGCGCCGTCGCGACCTTGGTTGAGGCGGCCTCGACCTTGCCCTTGGCCTGATCAACCCCGGCTGCTATCGCGGCCCCGGCGTCGGCTCCAGCCTTCATGCCAGCGGCCTTGAGCGGAACCCCGAGCTTGCCCGCGATCTCCCCGGTGATGTTCTCGAATGACAGGGCCACGGGGAGCATCGCGTAGCCGATGTTGGTTCCCTTATCCGTCATCGGTTACCCCCTTCTGTCCTGCTGTCGCATTGCTTTTGGCGCGGGCGATGTCGGCGGCCACTGATCGGTTGTTGTGCACGCGTGCGCGTTTGCGCGATGCTTCGCGCCGCTTCTGGCGACGAGAGCTGCGTTCCTGATCGGCGCCGGACTGCTCGCCGGTTCGGTCGTACTTCTGTCCGGTCCACGCCGTCGCCAGATCGGCCAGCAGATGGGCGTGTAGGTCCCACACTGAACGACCGTTTGAGAAGTGAAGGGAGAGGGCAGAAGTGGCGGGAAGGTGACGGACGCGCACGTGGATCATGCGCAGTGTCAATCGCCGGACACCGTCCGCGTCGCGGCGCCAGCGGTCGCGATAGTCGATCTGATGGAAGTGGGACAGGTCGGCCTCGATCAGATCCGGATGCGCCCGAAGCAATGCCAGAAATCCGCGCAGCACAACACATGTCGATGCTGCGCGGATCACTGGCATGCCTAGTTTCCCAGCGCGGTGAATCCCGACGTCTGTGCGATGAGATCGGACATGTCCCGCAGATCCTTGACGGTTCGGTGTCGCGCCTTGAACGCCGCGTACTGCGCAGGTCCGAGCACGCTACGCATCAGCGCGGACGGCAATCCGGCCTCGGCGGCCTCCAGTGCGTCGATGGGCCATCCGTCAACGGTGGACGGGATCTCGTAACCGTGACCCCCGAATTCCAGGGTCATGGTCTCGATGCCCTTGGCCTCGGCCTCAGCCGCGCTATCGGCCTTATCTTCGTTGGAAGGTGTTGTTTGCTTGGTCATTTCAGTTCTCCCTCGGCTCCCCGGCGATGGAAAGGTGGAGCCACCCTGCGCCGCGCCGAGGGTTACGGCGCAGGGTGACGGTTGTGGGACTACTTGGAATCCGGTGCCTTGTCCGGTGTTTCGGGGCCGGTCTCGGCCTTGCCATCGCTGTCGCCCTTGGCCTTGGCGGCGGCGTTGATGGCGCGTGCCCGCTCGCCGCCCGACTCGACCACCTCGGGCTCGGTCTGCTTGACGAGCTTGGCCTCCTTGCGGGCGATGAGCACGCGGGCCGAGTTCTCGTCGACCGCGATCACGGACCCCTCCGGGAAGTGTTCGGTTTCCTTGGTCAGCTCGACTTTCACCATGGCTACGCCGCCGACTTCTGGAGCGCGAACAGCTCCTTGTTGCTGTTCGGGAAGATGCGCGCGGTGAACGGGTATCCGTCTGCGGCGCCTTCCTTTTCGTTGGCGTTGGCCGCCCACACACGAGAGCGCAGCTTGGAGATGTAGCGCGTGGTGTGGCCGAGGTCGTCGACCAGCTGGAACGCGATGAAGCGGCTGGCGGGCTTGGGCACGACGATGGCCGTATCCGAGGAACCGGGCCAGATCAGCGACGTGGTGGTCTCGTTGTCCTCCAAGGCGGTGAACTTGCGTTCCACCTTGAGGTTCTTGGACGCCACCTTGACGACGCCGTAACCCCATGCGGTGATGTCGGTTTCGTTCCACTCGCGGGTGTTCTCGAAACCGTTGTCACCGTGCAGAAGTCCGACGTACTTCCACAGAGGCGGCCACGGATCGGTGATCGTCGCCGGGAGGTTGTTGACGGTGGCTGGTGAAGTGATGTCGTACGGGCTATCGGTGCCGGTGTAGATCAGCACATCAGCGCCGTCCCACAGCTTCACATTGTCGGCATTACCTGCCATGTGATTCTCCTTCTGATCGAGTCCGGGCGACGGCGCGCACGGACAAACACCGGCCACCGGGCGGTGGTCGGTGAAACTTTGTTGCGGCCTAGTGCCGCTTACTGAGTGGTGATGTGAATTCCGGCCGACGCGGCAGCGCGTGAAAGCACGCCGTCGGCGGCCTGGTCGAACGCTGGAATCTTGACGGCGGCCACGGCGCGGTCGGTGGTGTACTCGACGACCTCGGCCTCGCCGCCGATCGCGGCTGCAACGTCGCTGGCTACCGAGGTCACAACAGCCTGTGCCTGAGCGCTTTTTGCCAGCTCGGCGATGGCCTTCTTGTTCAGGGTGAACGTCGGGTCCTTGGCCATCAGATCTCCACGGATCGCGCCTGGGCGTTCACGAGCGCCGAGGCGAGCAGTGCGCCAGTCTCGGGGTCGCGGGATTCGAGCACCGCGCCGACGCCGTAGATCTTCATGCCCGGTACGCGTGCGGTCGACAGATGGCCTACTGCGGTGCGGGCGAGTTCGTTGACCGCGGTGCGGATCCGTCCGCGCGCAGTGACGCGAATGACGTGATACGACCGCACAATCTGACCTGACCACGACACGATGACGGGGCCGCCGTCGTCGGCGAGCACGATGACCGGTGCGTCGTCGGGGGTCCATTCGTCCGGTACCGCGTCGGCGACGGTGATGCCGGGGAACTTGGGGGTGAGCCAGGCGCGCAGCGCTGGCGCCGGGTTGGCCTGTATGCGCATCAGGCGCCCTTGCCTGTTGCGGAGTGGCACAGTACGGCTATGCCGCCTCGGCGGCGTGAGTTCCATTCCTGCATGCGTCCAAGGCATTTGCGGTCGCGTACCTCGATGCGGAAGGGTGTCGACAGCACGGCTGCGCTCGGTGTCCACGTGCCGTCGGCGCCCCGGTGGCGCAACGGCAGGTAGGTGGTGAATTCCACAGAGTCGAGATCGCCGCCAATCCCGAACCGCAACAGCGTGTTACCGGGCGCGACTTCCAACGCCATGAGGCGTAGCGGTGTGCCGTCGGGCAGCTGGTCGCCGGTAATGGGGTCCTTGCCGCCAAGCGGTGTGACCGTCACCCATTCGCTCATGGTGCGGGTTCAAGTCGGTAGAGGTTGAATGTGTCGCGCTCAGCGTCGCTGAATTGGGAGTGAGCGCTCGACGATGCGGTGGCTCCGTACTGGAACGGGCCAATCGCGATGAACGGCCCGCCGCCGGGCATGGTTGATGCGCGATCGACAGCCGAGAGCACCGCCCCCTGCCAGTCCTCGGCCTCATCGGCGGTGAATCCATGGGTCATCTTGACCGTGATTGCGCCGAGATCCTCGGTCCACCAGGGGCCTTGACCTGCGACGCCGCGCCTTTTGCGTACGATGCCTCGACGGGAAACCTCGAGTTGAGCGGGCGCGTAGACCACCTCATCGACGGCCCCGCCGTATGAGGTGGCCCGCTCGCGGACCTCGGCGAGTGACACGAGTTTGAGCGTGGGCAGTATCAGTGACCTACCGCCCGGCCCGTCAATCTCCACCATGTCGTCAGTTTTGATCGGTGCCACGTGCCACCCGCAGTAGGTGCGAGCAGCTGCCAGGGCGGCACGCAGAAGGCGGCCAGTCTCCGGATCATCGGCGACTAGCCGCCCCTGCGTGTACTGCTCGACGGCAGCCTCGTCCAGCTCGGGCATTACGCCTGCGCGCTGTCCTTGTTGACGGGAGCCTTCGGCGCGGCCTTGTTGGCCGGTGCCTTGGCTTCCTTCTCGCCTGACCCGGCGTCTCCGGAGTCCTCGCCGGTCTGTGCCGGGTCGGTCCCGTCCGGCTCGGCCTCGGCCTGCGGGATCAAACCGCGCGCCTTGGCGTCCTCGTCGGAGAGCTGGACAGTAGTTGTGCGGCCCCAGGGGTCGCCTGTAGCCACCTCGTACTCGCGCAGAGTCATCACGCCACCGCCGTCTTGCAGAAGGCGGGCGGGCGGGTAACGCCGAACGCGTTACGCTCCTCGGCCAGCACCGCGACTAGGTTGCGGATGAAGAAGTCCGCGTGCGAGTCGGTCATGGTGATGCTGGTCTGCTCGCGGTCCCAGATGACAGCCTTGGAGAAGTCACCGGGCAGCGCATGCGTGTCGGGCATGATCTCCGAATCGACGACCGGCAGGCCCCAGAGGGTCGTGATCCCGGTGTTGAACGGTCCGGCGTAGTAGTACCGGCCCATCTCGTCCTTGGTGAGCTCGATCTGCTCCTTGACGGCTGGGGACACAAGGATCGCGTTCGGCTGAACGCGGCCCACGGTGCGCAGCTTCGTGATCGCCTTGCGCAGGGAGGTGAAGATGTCGGTGGTGAACGCCTGCGTCTGAATACCGGAGGTGTTCAGGATGCCGGTGTGGTTCTCACCCGTGCCGTCTCCGTTGAGGAACTGGTTGTCCTCGGCCTCGGCGATGTCGAACTGGAGCTCGTCGTTGATCAGGCCCTCCAGCTGCGCCACGTCGGCAAGTGCCCGCTTGGAGACCGGCACCCACTCGGCGATGGTCTTGACCGTGGCCTGCTTCACCTCGAAAGCCCAAGAGCCTTCGGGCTTGTAGCCGCCGTTCGGGTTGTTCACCAGTGGGCCGGCCGAACCCGGCGCGGTAGGCGCCGCCGAGCTGGTGGCCTCCGGAACCGGAGCGGCGTTGTTGGTGTGACTGGTCTCGCGCACGAACTCCACCACGTCCGAGGTGGTGCGACGCTTGGCGCACAGATCACGCAGACGCAATGGCCGACGGCCCAGCATCTCCACGATGTCTGTACGGTCCGGGACGATGAACGCGCCAGCGCTGGTACGGGACTGACCCACAAACAGCGACTTGAGCGAGATCGCGTCGGACTGGATCTTGGCGCGGTCCGGGATGCGGAACTCGCCATTGCCGGTCTTGAATCGGTCCATCATCGCCTTGAACTCGGGCGACTGGATCACGGTCGCGCCCAGGCTCAGATTGAGCTCGGCGTGGCCGCCCTTGGTCTCCGGAACACCGATGTTGTCGGCAAAGCTCTTAGCCTCGGCCAAGATTGCCTCGTCAGCCTTGACCGCCTTCATGGCGTCCAAGATGTCCCTGGCCGCCGCCACAGCGGTCTCGTACTCGACCTGCTCGTTGTCCTTGAAGTCGCGGCCACCGTCGGCTACGGCCTTCTCTGCGATGTCGCGCGCCGTCTTGAGTGCCGCGTCGGCGCGCTCCTTGAGCTGCAACAGTCGTGCAGTCGTCATGTGAATCTCCTTTTGATTCAGGGGTTTAGATCGCGCTGGCGAGTTCCAGCTCGATCAACTTGTGCGCCGAGGATGCGACGGACGACTTGCGGCTGGTCTGCACGGGCACCTCGTCGGGTGCTGGCGCAGGCGGGCCGGATTCGCTGGCCTTTTCCTCGTCAGGTGTGCTGTCGAGAGCGGACAGGACGCGGCCGATAGCCTCATGCGCCCCGCGTAGCGCTCCCTCATTTTTGGCCGACAGCACGCGGCCAGCTTTGACCTCCTGGGCGACGTGATCGCAGATCGCTTTCACTGCCACCACGGAGGTGTCCTGATTCGCGCCGCGCGGCACGAATGAGAATTCATAGACCTTGAGTTCACGAAGTTCGTTGGCCTTCACGCCATTTTCGAGTTCGACACCCGCCTCATCGATCACGTCATACGCGAAACTGAGCTGATTGAGACGGCGCCCCTTGACCAGTCGATAGACCTGCATGCCCTTGGGGGACTCCAGATCGAACTCACCCTTGACCCACCAGCCATGCTCGTCCTCGCCCATATCGAGCGCACCGGCCACGAAGAAATCGGGATCATCCATCCGGTGGCCGAACAGTCCGGGCAATGTGTCGCCCGAGTTCTTCCACGTCGCAATGGTTTTGAGGAACGCACCGGGGGCCACGATGTCGCCATAGCTGTCTGGCACCTTGATGAATGTTGAAGGGTAGACGATGAATTCGCCTTCTTTGAGCCCGTCATCCGGGCCTGCCTTCACCTGGCCTATGGGCGTGTTCTTGGTGAGCATCAGATCTCCTCGTCGTCGTCGAGTTCGTCGGTGGCCGCGTCATCAGCCGGTGCGTCCCGCGTCTGGTCCTCGGCCGGTATCGGGTTGGGGTCACCGTTCTGGGTGACGTTCAGCGGCTTGATCAATTCGTCCCCGCCCTCCACGGGTGGGCGATTGTCCAGCGCCCGAGCCTCATTGATGGTCAGCCAGGGGCCACCAACGGCGGTCTGCATGATGCCCGCGCGGTCCTTGAAATTGCCGGTCAACTTGTCGCGCAGGTTGAACTCACAGAAAAACCGTTCCGGTGTAACAGGTTCCAGCTCGGGAAGCAGCTGGAGGTCGATCTCGTCCTCCACCTGCTCCAGCAGTGGGCCGAGGGTGTCCTGGTACAGCATGGCGTGCTGCTCGGTGATGTTCGCGAACGTCGCCCGGTCCAGAATGCCGATCATGGGCGGCGGGATGAAGTAGGACCGGCAGACCTCTTCGTCGGTGAGCTTGCGACCCTCGATGTACTGCAAGTCTTTTGCGGTCTGGCTGGCCTCGACGAACGTCATGCCGTCTTCCAGGATCGGCGTGCCGCCCGCCTGAGTGGCGTCAGCCCCCGAGTACTGAGATCGCCACGACTCCCTAAACCGCCCTCGGGCCTTGTCGGTCCACGCGGGTGCGTCCTTCGGGCGCGAGAGGTAGCCCGACATGCGGGCACCGTTGCGCATGATCTGATCGCGCATCTCGCTCGCGGACCACTCTTCACGCAGGATCTGGCGCAACGACTCCAGCGGGGAGATCCCGATGTCGTAGATGCCGCCGTACCCGCGCACATAGAACACGTCGTCAGCCGGGATGACCTCACCGCCCGCGCCAGCGGGACCGGCCAGCTTGAATGACGTAGGGGACAGGCCCGGTGTGTTGTAGTTGTCCGGGGTAACCAGGCGCGGCGGCAAGTGTTGTAGGCCAACGAGTCTGGACCCGATGCGCAGCTTGCGCCAGTACGCAACGTCATAGATGCCGAGATCGTGAATCAGTGTCGACTTGAACCGATACGGCGTCATCTTCGGGTTCGGCCGCGCAAGGATCTTGGCCAGAGGATGATCGGGGACCTTGGCCCGTTCGGAGTCTGACTCGCGCTCGAACACTCCGATGCCGAGTTGCGCGATGTTGCGCGCCAGGAAGGACACCACGCGCCGCACCGACGGTTGTAGGCGCCAGATCTCGAAGTACTCCAGCGACAGGAACGGTGATATGTCGATGCGCTGTTGGATGGGGGAGTACCGCGACCACGGTGTACCGATGGGGATCGGCATACCGCCGCTGACCGTGATGCCCATCAGAGAACCTGTACGTAGTCCACGCTGGTTGCGTCGATGATGATCTCCCCGTCGGCCGCCACCCATTCCCGGCCCGGCTCGTAGACGCTCGCAGCTCGCAAGATGAGTTTGGGACCTACCTCGGTCGCCAGCACAGCGCGAATAGTGCTACCAGAAACCAGATTCCAGATCGCCTCGCGGCCAGACGCGGGGTGCTTTCGCTTAAACAACCATCAACTCCTCGTCCTCATAGGCCGAACGGCTCTCCGGCTCAAGTGTTTCCAGGCCCCACACGGCGCCTATCAGTGCTTGCAGTGGCGCGGCGTCGGTGGGTGACTTCGCTCGGTCGATGACCCATGCGCCTTGTGAAAGCACCTTGATTGCCGCGCTGGTCGCGGCGGCGTCCAGGCCGGGGTGCTCCAGGTGGCGCATGCTCTTGTCGTTCATGTGGTCCCAGACCTTGCCGGTAGCAATGCCGAGGTCTGCGCCGCCCCACTCGATTACGTTCAGGCCCTCGGCCTTGGCATCCTCAATCAGGGACGTGACGGGCGCGCCGTTGGACTGCATGACCACTCCGGCGAAACCGTCCTTGTGCTCGACAAGCCAAGGGATCACCCAATCGGTTCCGGCGCGGTCGGCGCTTATGCCGGCCACCGGCTTGCCGTCGTCGTCAAGGCCTACCCGCGCGACGTAGGAATGCGTTCGGGTCCACGAAACATCCACGCACACAATCCGTTGACTGCCCTCGGCGGGACGTGCGGTGTTGTCCAGGGTCTCAGCCCAAGATCCCTCGGGGAACGGTCCGGCGTCGGCCATCGAGACCCACCGGCACAACACCTCGGTCTCGAACATGTGCGGCGGGTTGCCCCGCAGCGCCCCGGCAATGGTGGCCTCGGTGACGCAATCCTCGGTGATCTCAGTGTGATTCATCGAGGGGTTGGCCTGCGCCCACGCCTGCCGGTCAGTGCGCTTAGCCTTCGGTGGTGCCGACCATTCAAACCAGCCGGTCATATCCTCGTCGGCGTGCTCGGCGAGGTATTCCTCCATTTCGGCGTCCAGCTCGCCGAGAACTGCTGCGTCCGCGTCGCCGTCGGGCCACCCGAGCGCCTGGTGTGCCGTCGTGCGCAGCCAGCGCAGGACGATGGACATCGCATCCCCGGCATTGGAGAACGCCCACGCCTGACCACGCGGGCGCGCGTTCATGGCGTTGGTGACCGCTGCCCACGAATCCCAGTTGGTGTGCTCACGCAACTCGTCGAGCAGAATCAAGTCGCCGGAGAAACCACGACCACCGCGCCGGGTGGCAGCTGCCACCCGATACTCGCGATACCAGGGTGTCTCGTCAGTCTTGGCCAGCCGCATGAACTTCGGGTGCCCACGGTCCACCTTGTCGATGAGGTGTGCGAGTTCCTCGTCGTCCTCAGCCCACTGCACGGCTTCGTCCCACGACTTCTCGGCGCGGGCGAGATCCTGCGCGGTGCCGATCACCATCTTGGAATCGAGCGCGTACAGGTGCCAGAGCGCCAGCACGAGCAGAACCAGCGACTTGCCGTTCTGCCGGGCCACTTCGACCAGGACGAACCGGAACCGATAGGTGATCCCGTCCTCGTTGAGTTCGAGTGCGTGGATCAACAGCCACTCTTGCCACGGGAACAACCGCAGTCCAAGCAGCTGCTCGGCGAACGCGATGCACGCGAACCCGTGCGAGGTCTGTGGCGTCAGCTCGCGGCGCGGCGGGGTGAATATGCGCGGCTCGGTGCATCCGAGGATGCGCTCTGCGCACGCGGTGCTCAACCCGTGGCCTCACCGGTTCCGGCCTGGCGGGTCATCGCCCGCACGGCGGCGAGCCTGCCCTTGCCGACGCTGCCACTCTTGCGCAGCTTGTCGATCAGCTCCGAGAGTTGCCGGGCGGCCGAGGGGTGCTGTGCGATGGCCAGCTGGCTGTCGAGCACCCGCGCCAGCGCGTACGCGGTCTGCACCAGGCCGGGACGCGACGCCGCGACCCCGAGTGCATCGATCTCGGTGATTACGCCGGTCTCGACATCGCCAGGCTCACCGCGCGGGGTGTTGACGACTGGCGCTGTGGGTGACGCGCTGAGCCGGGTGACCGGCGCGACGCGCAGGCCTTCCGGCTCGCCCTTTTTCGTCTGCCGTCGCTGGCGCTGGTAGGTCGATTCGGCCAGCTTGCAGGCCTCGCAGTGGCATCCGGACTTGTAGCGGGCTCTGGTCCCATGGGCGGCAGGCATGGGCACCTCCTCGGGTGACACCAGATGTCACCGGTGTTACTCGATGAGCGTTTGCGAAAATGGAGCCTTACCGCGGAGTCGCCTGGCCTGTCGTTTACAGAGATTGCGACCCCATACCCCCCGTCGTGAGGCTCAGAGGCTCACCAGTCGGCCGGAACCCATCGGCCCTGTTCGGGTGGGGTGTCCTGCCGTGCTCGGTTACAGCGGCAATGGGATGGCCGCAGGTTGGTCATGTCGTAACCGAGGTGGGGATGGGTCTCGACAGGGTGGTAATGGTCGGGCTCGAACGCCTCGGGGGTCTGTGGTGGTGCGTCGTAGTCGATGGCCTGGCGGCACAGCCAGCACACCGCACGTGTGGCCTTGCACCGCTGCCGGAACTCACGCTTGACCTTGCGCTCAAGACTGCCGTTGCGCAGGTTGCTCATCAGTTCCTATCGACGAGTGCGTGCAGCGTTGTAGGCGGCCAGCACGGCGGCGGCGAACGCAGGAGCATCGTCGATGGGTAGTCGCGAGGGGATGTCCACGATGACCAGCCGGTCGCCCTGGTCGCTGATGCGTACCTCGCCGTAGGCCCACGCCTGGCCGTTCATCGGAACCCGGACGGTGCGGCTTCCGTACTCGTCGGTCTCCACGGGCGGCAGCTCAACAACCAGGCATCCCTTGGTGTGGATCTTGTCTGCGAGATTCGCCGCGACGTGACTGGCAATGTCTTCCTGGGTGTAGACCCTGGTCTCGGTCTCACCCTCGGCCCCGATCGTCACCTTCTGGGTAAGCCCGAAGAAGTTCGGCATGCTCTCGATGATCTGCCGAATGGCCGTGTAGGCGTTCATTGGCCAGTTCTACGCCGGGGGTCTGACACCTGCCCCTGATACGACGAAACCCCCAGCTAGGCCGGGGGTTTCATGCAGTAGATACAGATCACCCACTGACATGTTGAGCGCCATTTTGCCACACGATCACATCATCGCTGGTCAGGCACGCTTTGCGTGTCGCGGTCGTCTCGCACGCACTCGCCGGACATCGCCAATGCGAACCATCTGGTGATCGTGAGCGTCGTGGCCACGCACCGACACCTCACCGTTCTGGATCCAACGCTCGATGGTCCGCTGTGGTACGTGCTCATCGAGACGGGGGAGTATCACGTCGACCAGCTCGCGCACGGTGGCATTGCGGTCGTCGAGCTCGCCGAGGTTGCGTGCCAGCACATCGGACACCAGGTGTCCGGTCTCGCACTGTGGGCACACGATCAGGTTGGCGTGGTGCGGCGCGGTGAGCGCATAGCCGCACCGGGTCGCCCTGTCGCCCTTCTCGGTTCGCGCCGTGAGTACCTCGTCGGGCGCGGGATCGGTGGTGCACGGCCCGATGGTCATCGGCTCCGGCGGGCGGTTGACTGCGCGGGTCGCGGCCCGGAATACCCGTTCGATCTCGTCGCACACCTCGGCGGCGTTCTCTTGCAAGGCCACGTCACCAGCGTGCCGGTACAGCCATTTGGCCATGCGCGCCATAGCCGTCACCGGCAAGGTGTCCTCGTCGCGCTTGCCGGTGTACGTCACCCGCAGGTTGTCGGCTGGCGCCGGGGTGGGGGTGCGCAGCTCGGGGGCTCCGTCGCAGTCGTCGCACAGGGTGCCGGTCGCGGACGTTGGCAGGGCCATGTAGCACCGTGCGCAGGCGTTCGGCAGTAGGGAGGCCGCGACATCAGGGACGTAGGCCCGCGCGGGCTCGGGATCGTTGACGGGCTGCACGTTTGGCCGCGTGCGGAACTCGGGCACATCGAGACCGCGCGTCTCGCACATGTCGCGGATGGTGGTCGACAACGCGTTGCCAATGCGGTCCAGTTCGTCGCTGGCGTGTCCGTTGACCCGTCCGAGTGCCAGCGCATGCCATAACGCGGCCTGGTGGCGCTCCCGCTGGTCCTTCTCGGTGGGCGTGGTGTCCTTGTCGCGAGGGAACGGCTCGACGTGGCTCACGAGGCTGTCGTCGCCGTGCAGCACAGGGCGTCGGCCGCCGCGACCGCTTGGGCTCAATCGCGCTTGGCCGACGGCGGTCTCGGTGAGTCGATCGAGCCACCACGGCAGCGCGCGCAGGCGGTCGCGCAGCTCGCTCACACACGCCTTGCACACGAACAGCTCGGTAGCACGGTCGCAGCGCTTGCACTTGGTCAACTGACGAATTCCTTTGTCTAGTCCGGGCATTTCGGGCATGTCCAGGCATGGCCCCACTGCGGGCCACCCTCGCAACATGGCGGGTTCTCCAGCGCGTGGATGCGGGCCTCCAGATCGGCCTTCGGCGGGTCGTTGTCGAGCATGTACCGCTCCCATGCGAGGGCTCGTTGACGTGCGTCGTGGTGCCGCTGAGCAGCCGCCAGCGCGTCGTCTTCACACACGCCGCGATAGACCGTTTCCTCGGGCCAATTCTCGCCAAACGTCGTCACCCATAGGTCAGGGCCGCGATGCAACGCAACGACGTATATCCCGTCCGCTACCAACGCGCGGCGAATTCCCTTGAGATTGGGCGTATCCGGGCGGTTCGCCCATTCGAGTGCGTTTGGCCGGCTCATCAGAACACTCCCGGCTCGAACGCTGCGAACGCCTTGTAAGCCTCTGCGCTGGTCTCGAAATAGCACCAGGGCTCGCACTCGTCGAGTGCGTGTTGCTTGCAGATGGCCCAGCGAGTCCAACCGCCGTCGGTCCGCTTGTGAATGCGCCACGGCGCCAGCGTGCGCGTCTTGGTGCTGATCACCCCGTCGAGCCACACTCCGGTGCACAGCAAGCCGTCGGGTAGCGCAATGGCCACGCGGTCACCGTTGGACAGGTGCGGTCCGACGAATTGGCCTCGGGGTGCATTCTCGGTCATCGTGTGTCTCCGTTCGGTGGTCGTTTTCGGGGCTGAGTTGGCCTGTGCATAACGGGGGGTACGGCGGTACCGGCAAGCCAGTGTTCGTCGCTCCTGGGGCGAATTGGGCGGCAATGCGAGTGATTTCGGAGTGATTCCGGGGCGTTTCTCGCGTGCGTTACCCAACATGAGATTTATCCCCAGAAGTAAGAAAAGACGTTCGTTAGTACGTCCGTCCGTACGTACGTGCTTTGCTTGGGGTGCAATGCATTTTGCATATGCCAGACGCATTGCTTGCCGCATGCTCATTGGGCACCCCCGCCATGCCAACGCTTCTTTGCGGCAGCGCTTGCACGAGCCTTACGCGCTTGCGTCTCCTCATTGGACGGCTGAAACTCCAACCAGCCGTTTATCTCCCATCCGCCCGGCCTCTCGAGCCATAGGCCAACGTCAACCAATGAGTTTGCGTCGGCCTTCGTCGCATGCAGGAACGGAAGGCACGATTTGGGCAGAAAACCGTCGGTTCCGTGCGTTCCGGCGTACCCGAGCGAGGCCGTCCACACGAACGCTGCGCGGAACTTTTTGTCCTCAATCAGGTAGAGAATCTTCGGATTTGACGCGAATTGTGAGTCCAAACGGACCCATGGGAGGCCCATTACTGCCCTTTCTGGTTGGTCGCGGTAGTTCGGAGTCGCTTCTGATCGCAGGCGTCGCACCGCGGCCTACCCGGCGCATGAGGCTCGGTCAGGCAGACGATGCACAGACCGGCGCGGTAGGCGGCTGAGCTCTCGGGGGTGCGCGTCATTCGTCCGGCCAATCGGCAATCGAGTACTCGGGTCGGCTACTGGGGGCACCGAGGATCATCGGCTTGCCGTCGGCCTGGTAGAACGCGATGTTGTGCCAGGCCCTCGCTTTCGGGGTCCGAGTCGATACCACCTCGCCGCCGATGACCGGCGAGTGTGCGCTCCACACGTGCACGCGCCGTAGGTTGATCAGCCGGTGCTCGTGGTCGGTGTACTTCCACTTGCGGCCCCAATGGATGAGCGTGCAGCGGTGCGGTATCTGATTGCGCCACACGACGACGAGCGGCTCTGCTGGCGGCCTCATGCGCAGGCTCCGCAGCCGCAGACGTTGGTGAGCTTGCCGTCGATGGGGAACCAAGTGCCTCGGCATCTGTGCTCGGGGCACAGCGCCAGCGCGTAGCCGCTCACATCACACCTGACGAGTTGCCAACCCTCCGGCGCGTACGACCGCACCTCTGAGCCGTTCTCCATGTCGTTGAAATAGACATCAACTGTCTCGGAGGCATCGCAATCGGTTGCATCGCATTCGAGTTCGACGAAGATCACGGCACCACCTCGAACAGAGGGTCCATCATGTCGAGCAGTGGGTCGTGCCCGCAGCTCGACGAGCACACGGCGTTACGGGCGAACTCCTCCACCTCGTCGGGGTCGGCATAGGCGCCGCCCCAACCCCACCGCTTTCGGTGAGCCGGTATGTCGTCGCGGTCGGCAATCTCGGCCTCAACCTCGCCTACCTTGATGATGAACGGATCATCCGGAAACGCTTGGCGCCAGCGCTCCGGCTCGCCGGGGCTGGCATTGGCAAGACAGCCGCACTCGCCGGACATGCCGAGGATTCGGGCGACAGGGTTGCGCGGAATCTCGGGGTTCATCAGGCGGTATGTCCGCAAGTCAGCTTTGTGCCAAACCGCCATCGGGGAGTTCCAGTCGAGCGTTCCGTATGCATCGTGATAGGGGACGGTGGCGCGGACTCTGGACTCTGGCCGTCTACGTCCACCGATGAATACCACGCGATCCTTGCGTGACCGACTGATCCCGAAATCGTGTGGAATGCGTTCTAGAGCACGCTGTTTGAGTCTCTGGTACATGATCGCGTGCGCTGCCGGGCCGGGGAAACCGCCAGGCCATGAACGCACGAACTCGCCAGATTTACGACTGCGCGCCATCACATTTCCGCGCACCAGATCGAAATAGCCCTGGCCAGGCTTGGGGCGATGCTCGATCAACGGCATGTCCCACTCGGCGGCGGTCGTACGGACGAACTGGCGCGTAGCCTCGATGCCCGTCTCGGTGTTGGCGTGGACGTGATGGGTTGTCAAATCACGGAATACGTTCGCGACGGTGTAGGAATCGTCACCGCCAGACACCAGCGCGCAGACTGCCACGACATTCTTGCCGGTCAGGTATCGGTCCATCGCGTACTCGAACTTGCTGCGGGACAAGGCGACAAGTGCCTTGTTGCGCTCCTTGCGTTCCGACAGCGTGAGGCGCATGACCAGCTCAATTGGCGTCGGAACTTCCGGATGCGGGTCGAGCGGGTCATGCACGATTGGCACGTCGTCGGTGTATCCATATGGCAATGTCGGCTCGGGCGGGCGATGTCGACTCTCCCGTGCACTACCGCTCACCGCACTACCTCGAACATCGGTTCCATCTGCGCCTCGAGCGCCGCTGTACGCGTCCGCTGGCGGGTCTGCGCGTGGTGCTCGGCGTCGTAGTGCAGATGGCACCCCTGGCACATCGCGCGCAGGTTCTCGTCGCGGCAGTCCTCGGGGGTGTGGTTCAGGTGCGCGACGGTCAGAACGACGCGACTGCCGGTGCCGTATGCGCGCAGCCCTTGCCGATTCGGGCACCGGCCACGGTGCGTGTTGCGGCCACATTCGCCGACGCACTCACAGCGGCCTTTGGCGCGCTCGAAACGGATGCGACGCGAGATCTCGGCCCAGTCCTTGGGGTACCGGTCGCGGTTCTCCGGACGGATGGGCATTACGCCACCGCCGTCTTGGCCGCGTCGTACCGGCTGATGCCCCACACGATCGCGTGCAGCGCCACCAGGAAGTGGAAGTCGTAGTCCTTGAGTTCCCACTCCCAAGAGTCGACGAACTCGAAATCGCCGTGACGGAATTCCTGTAGTGCCATATGCGCGGCGGTCTCGTCGTAGTCATCCGAGTACCGCAACAGCCCCTCGCAAATTGCGCTCCAGAGTGGCCAGTGCGGGCCGTCGTTCCACTCGCACCAGTGACGAAAGTGGCCGTAGACCAACCGTTTGAACACGTCCGCAGAGAACGACATTGACCGTGTTGGCCCACAAAGCTTTTCGGCCCAGTAGTGCGCATTGACGTACCCAACGGGATTGCGGAAGAACTCGAACATGTCGGGCAGCCGCGCAAAGTGGTAGCCGCCGATGTCTCCACTGATCACCAGGTGGCCTGGCCATGTCACGAGGTCGAAATGCCAGATGCTGGTACCCGGCTGAGCGAAACGGATGTGCCGGTACAGGCCATCGTCTCGAATGGCCGTCATCTGGTGCTCGCGGGTTGACACTTCGAGCATTTCCTCTGGGGCCGTCATTTCGTCCACCTCTCTGCACATCTCTTGCAACGGATTTCGTCTCGGTACTTGGCCATTAGCTCGCCCGGCAGGATCACATCGCCACAGCCGCCTGCACAGGGGCTGCTCTCGCGGGGTGTGGCGTAGTAGCGATAGATCGGCTCGGGGATCTCGATGGGTGCTGGCGCGCTCATGCGCCACTCGCTTGCCCGACCTCAACGTCGGCATAGGGGAACGCTTTCCATTGCGCGAATCGACAGCGAGGGCAGTCGGTGACCACCTGTACTGACCAGAAGTGGCGCGAGCATCGATGGCAGATGAACCGGAATCCGGGGGTAGGCGTGGCCGCGCTCATGTGTCCATCTCGAACAGTGCTTCTTGGCCGTCGTCGGTCGGCTCGCGGTCCTCGGCCTTCCTGGAGCGCTTGCCGGACATGGAATCGCGCACACCGGCCTTGGCATTGGGCGCACCGCCAAGGGCTTGCCGCAGTGCTTCATAGTCGCTGTATCCGCGTCCGGACATGTAGGCGGCGAGGGCGTCGAGTACCGGCATGCCCTCGGGTGTGCGCATGTTGAGGATGCCGGTCACGTTCTCCATCACGAACGTCTTGGGCCGGATCTCGCACACCAGGCGGGCGAACTCGAACACCAGCGAGTTACGTGGGTCCATAACGTCACGACGGCCAGCTACGGAGAAACCCTGGCACGGTGGCCCCCCGAAAACACAATCGAGCTCGCCCACTTCCATGCCGAGATCGCCGAGGATGCGCTCGCCGGTCAGGTTCTTCACGTCGTAGACGTAGAAATGCTCACAGCCGGGGTCGCCGGGTTGGGTGGATATCCAGCCGGAACCAATGTGCGCGTCGAACGGGACAGCGCCCTTGCTCTTGGACTTCTTGGGCCGGTGGACGTTTGGGCCGAGTACGGGGTGGTCGGGATCGACGTGGATCTTCACGCCGGGGCGAGCGAGGTTGGTCAAATAAGTCATTGAGGCGTCAACGTCGTGCTCGACGGCGGCGGCCACGTGCCATCCCGCTTGGTGGAAACCACAGCTGAAACCACCTGCGCCAGAGAACAAATCGAGACCCACGGGCAGATCATGCCTACGTTTACTGACATCGGGGGGCACGAACAATCCGGAGGGGGAGGCCTCCCAATCGCCGCCGACAGAGTGGTTGCGGATCGTGGCGGTGTGGCCAAGCATCATGCCGTCACCTCGCGATGCGGCATAGGGCGGTAGCTATGCCACCGGCCTCCCAAGTACTCGAACGACGCTGACCAAAATCGAGTTCGGCCGGCCGAACGGCTCGGTATGACATCGATGTACTCGCCGAGCGAGTAGTCGTCGTCCATCATTGGTCCTCGTCTTCCATGCGCGCGATGTGCACCAGGCGGCCAGGTAGGGGCTGGCCGAGGCTGAGAATGTTGCGGCAGTCGATGCCCGCCTTGGCGCCACAGATGACGCAGCGGCGGGTGAGCGCCCCGGCATATCGGGGATCGGCCCGATCGGTGATTACCGGGGCGCTCACGGTGGCCTACTTGCCGAGGTTGGACGCGTAGACCGGCACGCCGAGCTGCTCGGCAAGATCGCCGGTTACCTGCGTCCAGGCATCGCGCACGAGGTGCTCGTACGGCTTGGGGATCAGGCCGAGGTATAGGCGGCCCTGAGCGATCCGCAGGCGCAGCCAGCACGTCACGTCCACGCGGGGGTAGTCCTCGAATGGCCGCGCCGAGAGGGTGACCTCACGCGGCACCTCCAGCGGTCGGGTAACCGATCCGGCCGTGGTGTTGACTTCCTCGCTGTAAGTCAGGGTCTGGCTGCCGGTCGCTCGCTTGATCTGGGACTCGAACGATCCCTTGCTCGATGCCCGGATGCTGTCGATGATCTCCATGAGTTCGGCGGCCGGGTGCGAGACGATGAGGTGCCCGGCCTGCTCGATGAGGTCGCCGAATTCTTCCTGACCGTGGTACTCGCCATCGGCAGCGGTGAACAGGGTGTTCCAGTCGGGATCTCGCACGAATTGCAGGACCAGCGCGTCGTTGCGCCGGGTGTATTCCTCCTCGGCGTTCGAATACAGCTCGTCGTAGATCGCGGAGACGGTCCCGTACTGCCGAGAACCCCACACCGTTGACCGACCGTCGAGAAGCGGGCGACGCTTGATCTCGGCGAGGAATGAGGCGGTGTCGGTGACGACTCGGGTGGCGGCGTTGCGCGGCGGGAACGCATTGGGGGCCTGCTCGCGTGCATCGATGATGCGGGTATCGAGCCCCTGCTGACCGTTGGCGGTGATCAGGTAGACCGGTCCATCGGTCGTTGTTTCGGCGGGCTCGATAAGCTCGACGCGCTCGTTGGGGTAGTCAATTACGTTGTCGGACATGTGTTTGTATTCCTTTCTCGGTTACTTGGTGCCGTAGTACATGGCGGCGTTGTCGCGGGATAGGCTGCCTTCGCCGTCGGCAAAGAAGATGGTTCCGGCCGGGTCCTTGGCGGGGCTGCTGACGACATCGGGGACCAGGCACACCGCGCCGGATTCGCGTGGTTCGACCTTGATCTTGAGCGTGACGACGCCGCCCTTCTTGCCGGTGGCCATCGCCGCCTCGACGCACTCGTGTAGCGCCTTGGTCGCGGCGGTCTGCGTGCGGCCCTTGTCGAGCTGCGTCAGTACCACGATGAACTCGGTGATGTCGCCGGGCGCGAGTTCGGTACCTTCCTCGGCCTTCTCGGTTTCGTTGTCGGACATGGTTATTCATTCCCTTCTGTTGTGGTGGGTTGTTCCTCGGTCGGCTGGTCGAGCTTGTCGATTACCGTGATGGCCTGCGCCTTAGTGAGATCTTTTGTGCTGGCGACGGTCTGGCCGAGCGCCGCCGAGATCCAGGCGAGTGCCGCGTCCTTGTCTTCCAAGTTGTTCGCACGCAACAGGGCGTACAGCTTCTTGGACTGCGCTGTCGTGATCATGGCGACCTCGGGAGCTTCGGGGGTCGGTTCCGTGGGTGCTGAATCGTTTTCAGGTGTCGCGGGTTCGGGCTCGGCGTGCTCGATGAACTGTGCCTCTACAGCCGCGCGCAACCCCTTGATTCCGCGGTCGGCCCGGTCGGCGCGAACCCGGACCGGCTGGCTGATTACCTCACCGTCGATCACCTCGTGACGGTCAAACTCGGCGGCCTCGAACACGCCGGAGAAGTCTTGCGGGAACGCGGCCCGCCACGCGGCGGCGTCAGCGCACTTGCCGATCATCACCGTGGGCTTATCCCGCCACATCCCGGTCAGCTCGCCATTGGCCTTTGTCTGCGCATACTCTGCGAACTTGACCACCGCCTCGCCCACAAGCTGTCCGTCGCAGAAGATCTCGGTCTTGGCCGCCACGGGCGGCCCATTCTCGACCAGCACCTCTTGCCAAGCTCCATCACGGCCGCAGAACTGGCGGCGCACCACGGGGCGCCCAAGGCGCTCGCGGCGGGCAATTCGATGCCCAGTAACGCGATAGCCGTCAATGCTCGTCTGGATCGTGTACTTGGTTTCCCAGCGTTCCGGCTCGCCCCGGTAGCCGCCGACCTTCGTCTTGCGGCCGATCAAATAGATCTGCCGGGTGAACGGGTCCAACCCGAGGCGCTTGGCCGTGTGGAAAAACACATCGAGGTCACCGCGCGGCGCGTCGTCTACGCCTAATTGCTTGAGCGCGGCAATCTGTGCCGGAGTGAATTCGGTTTGCGTGTCTGCTATTACGAGCGCGGTCTCGGTGGCCGAAACTACCTCGGTGGTTGTGGCGTCAACGGTCATGCGGGTATGCCTTTCTGGGCGTCGATTTGGTCGCTGAGTTGTTGGATGTTCTTGCCTGCCAGCACCAGGGCAACGGACCCCTTGGCGTGTGGTCTACGGTCGGCAATCTTGAGGTCGCCGACCATGGCGTATTGCGCTGAGCCCATCTGGTCGAGTAGCGCCGTCTTACGGCCGCGCAGTTGTTTCTCGACGTTCTTCAATGTGCCGTCGGACGCCAGTAGCTCGTAGGCCTCGGCCGGTGGGAGCTGGATTTCCGTACCCTTGTCGATGTCCGGATGCATCGCCCGCACGGTCTCGTAGGTCGAGATGGTGTTGTCAAGCTCCGGTTTATTCTCGGTGGCAAGGGATTCGACGAACTCGGCGCATAGCCCGATGATCGCCTCGGCGATTCCGGCGTCGTACTCGACGTGATAGATCCGAGGCTTTCCGTACTGCGCCCAGCACACCAGGTCGGCGGTCTCGTGCCATCCCGTGATCAACATCTGCATGAGGATCTGTGCGGCATAGTCGCGGGGGATCTCGCCGCTGCCGTCGTCACCGAACTCGCCGAGATCCCGTGCCGTTTTTACCTCGACGACGCGGCGCAGGCTGCCCCGAGATCCGCGCAAGTCGATGGTTGCGAGGTTGGGGAACGGTAGATCCGGGTTCGAGATCTGCACCTCACCACGCGAGATGCGCCAATCCGGATTCTTGAACTTCCAGTACTCGCGGGCGGCCAGCTCGCACGCATGGCCGTAGTCGAAGTCATCCTGCCGAGCCTCGGAGATCGGCGCCGGTTCGATAATGCCGGCCATTTCGTGCCACAGAGTGTATTGCGACTTCCAGCGCGAAATACCAAGGATCGATGGGACTTTCGAGGGTGTGATGATGCTCAGCCATTCAGGCGAACCGGGCTCGATCATTCGGCCACCTCCACCCACTCGCGACCCGTGTTCCCGAACCACTTTTCGCCCTCGTGCTCGCTGGTGCACCAGGCGAGTTCGCCGTCCCAGATCGCAACAACATGGCTCCCCGTGCTTGCCATATGGCTGCCGGAATGTAAGTAATCGCGCGTGCACTCATAGTCGTGTTCGTCGCGGATGGGGAAGGCGGCCGGGCAGTCGCTTCGGTTGTGCGGGTGCGTCTTCATTCCTTGCCCGCCTTCGGCTTAACGTCGAAGTGGTGCAGGATCACGGCGGCGGCGTAGTCGGGGTGCGCGTCGGCGGGGAGATGGGCCAGCATGTCCGTGAGCGCTTGCTTGCGCGCGTCGCGCTCATCGAACAGGTTCGTCCACTCGGCCACGTATTGCCGCAGACCGTTTGGGCTCCAGACTCGACCGACGAAAGTTGGTGCTTCCGGGTCGATTTGAGCTGTTAGGTCTTGGAGCTTGTCGGCCATCTCGGAGACCATTTCGAGCAACGCTCTTGTTGGTTCTGGCATTACGCACCTACCTTCCGGCGACTGGCGCGACGACGACCCGCGCGCATTTCGGTTGTGACCTTTGTGGTTCCGCAGATTCGGCAGATTCCGACAGCGTCGATTAGCCGTTGGAACATGAGCCGGTGACGGCAGTTGCTTGAGTCGCGATGTGTGGTCATTCGGCTGCACCGGCTTTCGGATCGACCATCTCGGCCAGCGCCTCGGCGGCGTTCATTCCGGAGTCACGCAACCGCTGGTATGCCCCGCGCACTCCGTCCCAGCTGGATAGATCGGGTTTATCGTCGGTGACCACCAGCCATGGGTTACCTGGAACGGCGCCGAGCAAGTAGCCCATGTCGTAAGGCATTCGGCGGCCAGGGCGCCGCACTTTTCGATTGAGCCGAGCCTGTCGGCGCAGGGCCGAGACGTTGCCGCGTCGAGCGCGGCGGGCGTCGCGGTTCTTGGCCCGCCGCTGCCGTACCACCGACTCGGGGACGGTCCCGGCGTAGACGTGCTTGCTCTGTAGGCCGATGATGATCGCGGCGTTGTTGATGCCCTTGATGTCGGCGTGCTGTTTGTTCAACGCGGCCAGCAGCTCCGGGGTGACTGTGCTTTCAGGCAAGTTCATTCGTGTATTCCGTTCTGGTGGTGGGTGATTGGAGCTGCGTACGCGGCCGGTGCGGAGAAGATCCCGGCAACCACGATGGCCACGAATGCGATGACCATCAGGACAGCGGACCGATCGCGATACCGGCCCCGTCGGTGCACTTGGAGATCGAGCAGCACCCCGACCAGAAACAGCGCGGCGAGGATGGCGAATACCGTGTATTCCCTAGAGAACTCGGCGAATAGCGCACCCAAGAGGGCGACCAGCGCGACGACGCAAAACACATGGCGCCTGATGGCGTTCGTCATCGGGCGCCCCCGACCCGCTCGCGGTCCATGTTGGCGACGGCCTGGTGCACGCGCTCGCGCATGATGTCGTCGAGCACCTCCGGAGGCAGGGTGACGAGCGTGCCGCCGTCGAATTGGATTTCGAGAACGCGGTCAATACCGGTGCCGAGGCGAACCGACTTGAGGGCGCCGAGGGATACGACCAGGCTTGCGTACTCGGTCTGGTGCGAGACGTGGCCGACGGTCATCGGGCACCACCCCCGACGCGCTGCGCAGGGGTGTAGATACGGTGGGACATGACCGGCCTCCTTTAGGCTGGTTGAAGTGGCCCCGACGGCCGGGTGGTTCTTGGCAGAGGTGCCCGCCGTCGGGGTTTTCCTATTCAGTTGTGGTCGAACGGATTTCAGCTCTTGTCGTAGTCGGCGAGTAGTCGTTGAATCCCTTTCGGGGTGACGCGCGGTTGTGGCGGGTCGAGCACCAGCACCCCGGTTTTCGGGTGGTAGTGCGACTGGGGGAGCACCGACATATAGCCGGTCTCGATGGCCGATTGACGCACCCGGTATCGGCCGTCCTCGCCGCCGCGCTTGATCCACCCTCGGCGGTCCAGCTCGGCGAATAGGCGGGTGGCGCCAACCTTGACGCCAGCGCGGGTGAGCGCTTGGGCGGCGTCGCGCACCGAGAGGTCGCCATCAGCGTCGAGCAGCTTGTCGGCAACCTCGGCCTTGGGCGCCAGCTCGGCGATCTTGGCCTCGGCCAGCTCTGCCCGCTCGGTTTGATCAGCGGCGGCGCGAAGGGCGGCGGCGTACGTCTGGGGGATCTGGTGTTGTACGACCTCTGCCTCGCGCGTCTTGATGACGAAATAGGTCTGCGCGGCGGCGATTTCAGGCTTGCGGGGGTCGCCGTTGAGTGCCACCAGGTAGCAGGCGTAGCGGGATAGGTGGTAATCCTCGGCGTCGCGGCCCTCGGACTTCTTGACGGCGCTGGCAAAAAGCCTGGTCACCTCGTGTCCGCTGTTGCGGGCAGCGATCTTGGCCCGGCTCACCGCGTCGGCGAATCGGCGCCAGGAGTCATAGCCGAGTAGTGGCATTAGCGCGCGCGCTGACCAATACTCCCGACCCTCGTACGTCACACACCGGATCGCATCGAACGGTGAACTGAGCGTGGTCGGCCGTACGGGCTCGCCGTCGTCGCCCACCATCCGGAAGGTACCGACGATGTGGCTCAC